ATGAAGCAGAGGAGTTAACAGATGAAGAAAGTTTTGATAAGATAGATTTTAGTATTAGAGCAAAGAACGTAAAGAACAGATGTATATTAATTCTAAACCCTACAACAAAAGAGAACTGGATATATCAAAGATTCTTTCAAAACAGAGGAGTTCCTGATGGATTTAATGGCACAAAAGAAAATATTACTTATATACATACTACATATTTAGATAACCTAGACCACTTGTCAGAATCCTTTGTGAATCAAATAGAGGATATGAAAGTAAGAAGACCTCTTAAATATAAGCATCAAATAATGGGTGGTTGGTTACAAAGAGCAGAAGGAGTTATATTTACTCATTGGAATATAGGTAAATTTAATACGGAAATAGATTCAATATTCGGTTTGGACTTTGGTTTCTCTGTTGACCCCTCAGCTTTAATAGAAGGTGCTATTGACAAAACTAGAAAAATTATTTGGTTTAAAGAACATCTTTATAAAAAAGGTTTAACTACTTCACAGATTTATGATGCTTGTATTCGTAAGGCAGGTAAGAATTTAATTGTTGCCGATAATAGTGAGCCTCGTTTAATTAGTGAATTAAAAACAAAAGGATTAACAGGTATAGTTCCTACAATAAAAAAGAAAGGTAGTATTTTATCAGGTATTGCATTAATGCAAGATTATCAAATAGTAATTGATAGCAGTTCTATAAATTTAATTAGAGAGTTTAATAATTATTCTTGGAAGTTATCAGGTTCTATTCCAAATGATAATTTTAATCACGGAATAGATAGTTGTCGTTATCTGGTGCAGTACTTACTTACTAGGTCTGTACCTCATGGCAATTACTTTATTAGATAATTTTTTTTATATTTATTTGGTCAGTTGGAAATTATTAACTAAGTTTGTGTATAACTAATAAAGAAAACAATGAGAGAAAACAAAAAGATTACCCCAAAACATTTTAAGATTAACGAGGATTGGATTCAGAAATCTAATCAAAATCTAGTAATGGATTTATTAAGAAAACAATTTAAACCAAATAAAAGCAAATAATTATGAATAAAGTAAACGCATTTGAGAACGAGATATTTGACCACTACAGAAAAAGAGTAAATCAAATAGGAAAATCAATTAACCTATTAAAAAGTCATGGCTACACAGTTGTAGATTTAGAAGGCAAGATAATAGAAAAAGAAATAGAATTAACTGAATAAAATGGGAACATCAAAAGACAATTTAATAGATAAAATATATGAGTTAGAAGAAGAGGTGGTAAGCTTACAATATGATATTAATTGGCAAAATCATTACATGGACTTCTTAGAAGGCAAGAATGACGAACTACATCATAAGGCTACTGTACACGCTAACTACATTATGAACTCAACTAAAACTTATGAGATATGAAAACAATAATAAAGAAAATCAAAGATTATAACCAAAAAATGATGAGTCAAGTAAAAAAGACAAGGCATGAACTACAAGATGATGTTAAAATTGAAGTTAGTTCTAATTACAGGATAGAGGGCGACAAGGAGGCAAAGAAAGATATGCTAGCAAGCTTAGAAATATATTCCTATACAATCACACCAGAAGAACTAGAAGTGCTTGTAGAAGCTCTTAAAATGGTTTATTCAAATCATCCTGATGGAGAGATTAAAATGTCTGTTACACACAATCACGAATACTTAAATTGTTAATTATGAGAAAGTGTAACAAATGTGCAACAATAATAGAACAGAAAGCAAAGCAACTATTCTGTTATAATTGCAAAGGGTATAAACTGCCTTACGAAACTTATAAATTTTATTCACTAGCAAATCAATTTAATAATAAATAATTATGGAAAACTCAGAAATAAAAATGAAAATGGAAATCAGAGAATTAGAATCTCAGTTAAAAGAAGCAGAGAAGCTCAAATCTCTTTTATTATCACAGAAAGATGTTTTTAATATAGATGAACTTTCTACATATACTGGTTATACTAAATCTTCTATTTATAAACTTACAAGTAAAAACATAATACCATACTATAAAGGTTTAGGAAAGTTTGTGTGGTTTGAAAGAAAAGAAATAGAATCTTGGCTATTAACAAACAAACAAGAGGTAAAGAAATGAACGAACACCTAGACAAAGAAATAGTTGATATATTATTTAGTGACTTTCCGAAAGTCGGAGAGCAAATATTAGAATACTTAGATAACCAAAATAAATAATTATGAAAAGAAATAAAGTAATTAAAGTAACACGACCAATGAGGGTTTGGTTTAAAAGCTTCAGCACATTAATGAATGACATTTTTAATCCTAAATGTACTAATCATAAATGGCTTAGATACCCAATGTATGCTATAAATCAAGAACATAAAGATATTATTATGGCAGGAAAAGTAGAAGATATGAATCGAAATATAAAAATAAAACCAGAAATAGAATTTTAATAATATGACACACCTTGAGGATTTAAACAGAATTGAAATCAGACACCTTAGAGATACAGTAAATATCTTTGAAAGTGAGATTAGAAAACTAAGAAAACTACTTAAAACAATTAAGGAAGAGAACGAAACACTTAGAGCAAAGAATGAATTGCATAGGCAACAATTAGAATCAGAATATAGAAAAAGTAAAGTTTAAAAGATGCAACATAAATTTATTAGGGAGTTGGTAGAGTTTAAATTTAAAGCTATTAGAACTGCCACAAAGAAAGCTAAACTATTTATCGAGTATGATAATTCAATGGTATGGATTCCAAACTATATGATATTTAGATGTAATTGGGATAAAGAAAATAATATAGTTAGGGTATTATGTCCTAAAAAACATTTGGTTAGTATTATAAACCAACCCAGAGAAGAACGTAAATATAGAAAACGTAAATCATGAAGCAACTAACTTTTGAGATAAAAGAAGTAGGACAAGAAGTTTATACTAAGCAATTCAATACGGATAGGTCAATTCAATACACCATTGAGCAATACTCAAGGCATCGCCAAATTCAATACATGAATTTAATACCCTAGCAATTCAATAGATGTAAATTTAATATACCCCACCCATTTAGAAAATGTCTGTTTTCTGTTCGGCTCTTCTTGTGCAATTTGCAAAGCTAAAAACAAATAAAGCATAAAAGCAAACTAATATTCTTATTTAGAATTAATATAAATTAACATGAATAATTAACTTTGTTTGTTAATTGTTTTGTCAGTTGGAATATTTATATATATATTTGTAGTGTTGTTAAAGTCAAAGCTTCAATATATTCAAGCTGGTAGAGTGAGCAAAGGTCAAAGCGAAACCTAACGAGGCGACAAAAGAGTTATCTTAGAATAGCAAAAAGGTGTAAAAAAGTGGCACCTACTCAAAGACAAATCAAAACACTTATAATTTAAATTAATACTATGAAAATAATTAAAACAATAGTAAACAAATTAAAAAACAATACTAATAATATTGAAAGCTTTGTTATTATGAATAACGAAACTAAACAAAACTGGTGTTATTCATTTGAAATAATAACAGAAGATGAAAAAGAAAGTATTTTAATGAGGGTTAATAATTCATCATTAACGCAAGAGTGGTTTGACAATATTAAGCATTTAGAGTTTTTTCTAAATATGACAGATTTAACAGATAAAAAATATATTACAATATGAAAAACCTATTTAAAATATTATCCGAAATTTTCGCGTTTGGTTTGTTCGCCTTTGTTATGGGCGTTTGCCTTATCTTATTAATTAACTTATTTATATGAGAAATCCAAAAGAAATATTTAACTATAATAAATTAACCAGAAAACAAATTGAACTATTAGATAATCAATACTTAAAATATGAAAACAAAAAGAATTAAAGAACTAAACACAATGTTTGAAGCACCTTACAAAGCACCTAAGCAACGCAAACCACTATTCGAAAGGTTTGTACTGCACCCCTTAACAATAGCGTTAAGCGTGTACTTATTCATTATATTATCAACTATTATTTTAACCCTTAAATTATATTAATTATGTCAAGAAGCTATCCTATATGGAATGAAATCAGTTCATGTGCTTATAAATCAAGTAATAAATCTTATGGAGTTCGTGAACACTCAGAAATTAACGTAAAAGTCGGAACAAGTCGCTCCTATTCTTACGATTTATGTACTATTAAAGAAACTAAAAAAATATTTGGTAATTGGATTTCTTATTGTGTTTTTGTTGATGACAAGAAAGTAAAACAAGCATATTTTAATAATAAAACAAAAGTATTTACAAGAAGAACACCAACAGAAATAAAAGAACTAATTTAAATTAAATATCATGCACAGAATTGAATCAAACATTTTGCACCATGCAAACAAAAGAAGAGAGCAAAGAAAGTTCGCAGAGCTTACAAGATATTTATATAAAGAAATAGAAACCGATGACCATGCTATAAATTATTTCAATAATATAAAACAGCATCTCAAAGAACATAATGAATATTTTTTGACAAACTATAAAACATTAGAAGAGTTTAACAACAATGAACCTTACAGAATTATAATTAAATTAAATTAATCTTTATGAAAACAACAGAACAAAGAAAGTTTAAACTATTTGAAGGCGTTGACCATTTTAACAATAAACCACTATATCAAATAAACGGAACTAACAACGATTATACAGGAGAATGGCACACCACAAAAGAAAGTTTATGTGATGAATTAAACGCCTCTTTAAACCAAAGAAAGTATTTGTTAATTAGTGGTCAAAGAATAGACACAGAGCCAGACAATTTTAAAAACAAAATCATTATATATGAAGACGACTGCATAACTATTAAAGGAACAGGATATTATTAAATTATATAACTATGAAAACAGCACAAAGAAAGTATTTTATTAATTATAAATTTAGTAATTATACAGGCACTGAAACAATAGATAAAGCCAACAATCATAAAGAAGCTAAGCAACTATTAAAAGAATATGAGTTAAGCGATAGATTCGGCAACTATTGGATAAGTCAAAGACAATGCAAATAAATTAAATTATATTAATCTTTTATCGTCTTTTATTAATATTATACCCCTTTTGCGAGGGGTTTTTTTATTCCTCACATTTTGTTAGATTCCTAACATTCAGTTAGTTATGATTAATTAAATCTTAAATATCTAACTTTCTTTATCTTTATCAGCTATAAACATAGCCATATAAAGCAATTTAACACACATTTAAAGCAATTTAAGCACCTTAGTGGTACTATCTATCCATTTTAATACTAAAGTGTCTTAAAACGTCTTAAAATCAATCTTAATTGTATATAGGTTGTAAATAGGGGGTACTCTGGGGAAATAAAATAACGTATTACTATATTACTCCACTCTCTACACACCTCTTACTTTCCATCTGACACTTGTATATTCTTTATGAATTCAATACCTTTATGAATCTAATAGGGTATGGCTAGAAAAATAATACATGATGAGAATTATCTTAAGGCAATATCTTATTGTATGGATAATGGCATAAAGATATATGCAGTGCCAAAGAGCAGCAAAGAATACTTTGTGGAGGTTAATGACAATGGTAATATATATCGTAGTCCTGAGGCATATAATCTAAAACAATGGAGCAATAAAATCATTGAGCTTTATGTATTCTACTACTATAAACATAACCCAACCGACAAATAGTCAGATTATAGTTATTATATATATATACACAGTGTATTATAATACATAGTGTATTATATAACATAATGTATTATATTGCATAGTGTAATATATTACATAGTGTATTATAATACATAGTGTATTACATAGTGTATTATATTACATAGTGTATTATATGTAACATATACATATATAATACATATATAACTGACATATATTCAGTTGGA